ATATCCCTATATCTTTAGCTACTAATTCAGAATTCAAATCTCCGAACTCATCTTCTTCTATGGTTAGTATTATTTTCATTCTTTAAATTTAATTAAATAAGGGTAGGTGGTAGAATGCAGTCATTAACTTTCGTTTGTACACAACGCCACCTGTTTAAAACTCACTGCCTCGTTCCCTTATTACTTATTAAACTACTCATAACAGTTGATAAAAGCCATTAAAACGGCTCTTATCTTTGTGTTAGTAGTAATTAACTACCACACGCCAAACACTCCTCTTGGTCGTTATCTTCATACTGTTCGATTGTTATTCCTTGTAAAGCCGATAGTTCTTTTTTCAACTCGTAAATCTCTGCTTGTACCTCACAATCTTCTAAAAGGTTTCCTGTTAATTCTGCTCTTAACTTATCGATTAAGTCTTTTAATTCTTTTTCTCTAGTTTCCATCTTCGTTTTCGTTGTTTTTTGATTTGTTTATTTCTAATCTAAAGTGACACCTTGAGTGTCTTAACTTTGCTCTCTTAATCCTTAATTCTCGTTTTGAGAACTTAGTACTTTTTTCCGTGCAACCTCTCTCTCTTTTCATTGTATAGCATTTTAAGTTCTACGTGTTTTTGAAGATCTATTGAGTAACCAGCTGCAGTATCTAATATCCTAATTAAAGCATCTGCTAACTCATCTTCCATCGTATCTTTTATCTCACGTTTAAAGCACGTTTCAAAGTCATACGTTTCATTTGTCATTAACTCGTTGTAAGCGTCCATGTCACAGAAATCTCCGCATCTATGTGCCTCTATACATTCACCTAATTCAGATACGATTAACATTAAATCATTACCGAAGTTGTGCGGTTTATCCCAAAAACCTTTGTCGATTGCATTTCTATGAATGCGTCTTTGTAATTCTCGAATTTCCATTTTATTTACCATTTAATTATTGCTATTTTCACATTTATTCTGCCCTCTTCTAATTTCGCTATCTTCTTGAAAGCACCTTTTGAAAGGTCGATTACATTATCTTTCATTTTACCACAATCATTTACTCGAACTATTACTGACTTCTTATTTTTAGTATTAGTTACTTTCAATACTGCACCAATCGGGAATTTATTTGAGGCGCAAGTCATTCCGTTACTTTTAAACACCTCACCGCTTTTGGTTATGTTACCTTCTAGGTTGTACCATGTGCTCTCGTAAAATGAAGTGAGACAAAAAAAACACATCACTATTATTATAAATCTTTCCATTCTTTCCATATTTCAAAATCTTTTAGTTTTTCAAATTGTTCTTTTTCCATTTCTTTTGCTTGTTCGCTTAGTTGGTATATATTACCAGGAATAGCAAAATTCGTTTCAAGCTTTACAATTTCCATTTCTAACCATTCTACTGCTGTCATACGTTTTTATTTGCTAGTTTTCTAATATAATCATAATAAAACTCAATCGCTGCTTTGCAACGTTCCTCTATTTGTTTTTCTATTTCTAAATCTCTTTCAATTGATAGCATGGTTACACGTGCAAAAGGATCTATATGATCTACTTCATGTAATAACTTATTTTCGTACATTATAAGACCTTCAGGAGTTGAAACCATGCAATAACATACGCTTGCTTTACTTCGGTTGTATAACATCATGTAACCCCTTAATTGCATTTCGTAATCCTTAATGTTTATATCACTTGGTAAAGCAGGGAATGTCTCTAAGGACCAGCTAGATTTGATATCTATTATCTCATCGTTTACTTCATCGTTAATATCACATTCTCCAGTTAAAAAGTCATTTGTTAACCTTTCAGTGTTCTTTTTGTAGTTTGCTAATTTAATAGTGTTTAATAACTCAATCGAAATATCTTCTACTTCTATTCCCTTTTCAACGTATTTGTTTGTAATTTGAGAACTATACCCGTAATAATCCTCTTTAGCAATCTTTATCATTTCTGACTTTGCCGTTTCAGATAAAACCTCCCCCTTAGTACGTGGGGAAGTCATGATTTTAGGAAGGGAACTGCATCTGATTTTCATAGTAATATTTTTTAAATTCGTACTCGTATTGATCGTAATCTATATCGTATTCCATTATTTTAATACTTCGTTTAACTCTACTTCTTGAGCTGGTGTTAGTGTAAATGTTTCTTTTAACTTATTTACTATCTCAACCTCACCATTAATAATTCTTTCAAGTGCTTGTGAAAATCCTTTATCGTTTAACACTGGTTTAACCTTAGTAATATTTTGACTTGCTGTATTCCCATCGTCATCCGTTACTTCCAAACTTAAAGCACTTTGTAAACTATACCTACGGTAGTAAGTTATTTGAGATCCACGTTGCTGTGGGTTAAGGTTGCCATCTAATTCAATTATAGATTCAATTTTTTCCCCTGTTTCAACATCAATTATCTGAGTGATTACTTTGTTGTTTATGATAGGTTGTAACAACAATAAACCGTTTTCTAATAGAACAGGCTCAACAACTTCTAACAATGCATTAATATCTGCGTAGGTGTTTTTGAAGTGTCCGTTCTTCATTGTCTTTTTTACTTTGCCAATATTACGCTTGGCATTCAGTAACTTTTCGTAAATCTTCATTTTCTTTATTTTTAAATTATATTCAAATATACAAATAAATAACTTATCTCGCAAATAAAAGTTATCTTTTTAATAAAATTTTATATTCTTCAATCATTTCTTTTAATTCAGGGATTGAGTATTGTCTGTTTTGGTGGGCTTTTAATTCTAAATCTTCAAAATCGGAAATTCCGATTTTCTTAATTAAATACTTTCTATATTCTAAAAGTGATCCACCGTTGTATTGGTTGCATCGAATACATTGTGAATTAATATTTCTTAAGTCAAATCTAACACTTGGATAATTACCTACTGAAAACATATGACCAGCGTCAATTTTACCTTGTACTTCTTTATTACAACTTATACAGAAATTACCATCTCTTTGCCTAACATACCTATTAACTAATTGCTGAAGTATTTTAGTCCAGTCGGACTTTGTCATTAAACCCTCTTTCAATTCTTTTTTTCTTACATTCCACTCCTTCGCTTTCTTCTTTTCGCTTTTTTCCTTTGCAAGTAAGTTGGCGCATTCCCACGTGCATACAGTGGCGGTTGTCTTTATAGGATAAAAAAGAGTTTCACAATACTTACACTTTTTTTGTTTTATGTTTCTATTTGTGTTCATCAAAATAAAGTTATAATATTTCTATTCAATTCTATTTTCCAAAGGTTAATATCATTCGATGCTTTAAAGCCAACGTGGTTAATCTTTCCTTTTTCCCAAATTCCATACTTTTCGAATCCTAAACTTTGCCAAAAATAATTGCTATCCAAATCCGTTCTACATCTTAAAGTAAATCCTATCCTATGAAACTGCTCGCAAAATTGTCTGCAAACATCAATCAATGCACTACCATACTGCAGCCTCCTTGCATCGTTTCTAACTGCTATCTGTTGTATTTTAGCATACTTATAACTACCTCTCGCTGGAGTTATTAAAACATATCCAACAGCATCATTATTTGCCTCACATATTAAAACTACAAAATTTCTTTTACCACCCCATACATAATCCTCCCATATTGTTTTTTGAATGAATCCTAAAGCATAACTATTTTCTTTTTGTAATTTATCTACTAATAACATATCCTTAATAGTGCTAGTTCTTACCGAAATATCTTTTAATTTATCATGGTATAGAACATTCACTAATCCTGTTGAGCAATCAAATTTTCCTAAATTCATATTTTTTTTATTCTTTATCTATATCAATTCCATTTTCTAGTAAAATATTATCCACATACCTAAGTAAGTAGCTTAATTCTTCATGTTCTAATTTACCAATACTTTCTATTTGTAAGCGTTCTTTTATAGCAATCTTACTTGTACCATAAGGAAGGTTAAAAAGTTCGTCTATACGTCTAAAAAGCAGGTGTAATTTCTTAATCATTTTTAATTAATTCCCTTACTTCTTTCTCTAACTTATTCTTTCTGGTCTTATACCTTAACCCTCTTAAATCTTCATTGTCTTGCTGCAACTTTTGTCGAATACGCCTAATACTTTCAAAGTGGGTGACATTACCGTAATATATATCTTCAAAGTAAACAGCAGTAGAAAACCCGTCAAATTTATCCCAATACCGTGCGACTAATTTTAAATCACAGTCTCGTGTCTCAGGGAAGTTTCTTAGTAAATAAGTCACATTCTCTTTAATCTCTTTATTAATCATAACTATTAGTTTTAAATTTCTACAAATATAACTTTTATTTTTAATATAGGTTACTTTCTTGTAACTTTTTTATTTCTTTTTCTAAATAGTGTATCTGTTTTTCTAAATTTTCCCTTAAATTAATTAACTCTTTGTTTTCTTTTTTTAGGCTTTCATTCTCTATTAATTTAGAGTGATACATTAACATCAAATCTTTGTTAAAACGGACAGTCGAAATCTTCATTAGGTTTTAGGTTAAAGGTTATTTCTTCATTTACTTCTTTTATTGTTGGCATTGATTTATTGATTAGATTGTAATTGCTTTCTGTACCATCACAATAAAATCTTCTATTTAAACCATTCCAGTTAAACTTTGCAAAACCTCCGATTTGACCTTGGAAATCAAATTTACTTTTAAGATTTATTACCGAAGTATATCCGTTTTGGTTTTCATCTCCAAAATCTCTATATACACAAAGTCCGTTGTGTGTTTGGTTTCTGAAATCAGATGAGCCACTTACATTATACAAATCTGGTGCCTCGTATTTTCCTGTTTTCTCATCTTTTTTCATCTTTGTAGGGTGTGCAACTAAAAAGATATGAACGTTATTCTGAATACAAAAGGCTGTTATTTTAGTTAAAATTGCATCAATACCATCTTTACCTCCCATTCCTTTTGGCATTAATACTTTATTCCATGCATCAATAATAAATAAATTTATTCCGTATGTGTAAATTTGTTCTTTGAACTTTTCTAGTAACCAGTCCCAATCTGCAGCAACCCTATCTTCAGCGGTTGTGTAATAAATCTTTTCTTTTGACCAATTAACGTAATCTAACAACTCGTTTTCAGTCATTCGGTTTGTACCTTCATTAAATCTTTTACCTATTGTTAAACTAGCGAATTTTGAATCATACAAATGTAGGGGATTGTGTTCTGGTGAATAGATTGAAAGTTTATAATCATAATCATTAACTAAATTTAAAGCATACCAATCTACAAAACTAGATTTACCATGTGAAGGAATACCCGTTACAACTGTTAATTGTCCCATCATTATAGAAAAAACTTCATTAAGTTCTTTGAACATTTCAGATTTAGGTTTAATAGTGTTTGGAATGCCTTGGTGGTATAGTCTTAAAGTCTCATCCATTAAGTCATAAGAAGTAAACGTTCCACCAATATTAAATTTATGCTCGTTTTTTATCGTTTTCGTTAATTCTCCCGACTTTAAATCGTCGTTAGCGTCCTTGCTATTAAATTCTAAATAAACGCATCTATAACGCCCTAATCTTTGAGCAATCTTTTCACGAACCAAAATTCCTTTTTCATCGTTATCCGTTGCAATAATAAATTTTTTAATATCTCGAATATATTTTTCTGAGTTAATCCAAAAGTCATCATTATCATTTGCACCGTTAGGAAGTGAAAT